ATGAAGATCAAATTCGATAGACTGTATTTCTTCTCATAGCTCGTTTATTTCATCGAGACTGATATAATAGAAACGTCTTCGAACGCATACATCAAGATCCAATATCCTATTTCTCAAAGCAAGCAAAGTAGATAGATCCTCTTGTCATAAGGGATCTATCACTTGCTTTGAAATAGATAAGAACACTGGAATATTTTGGAGGATTTCCAACATAAGAAGCTTACGTTGGTATCCCTTATTAATTAAGGATGCTAACTTATTAGACAAACTAGAGCGGACTAGATGACGTGAATGGGTATACACCCGTTCATTAATCTTTCCACTTAGTCTATACAAGCGACGTATAAATAGCTCAGCTATATGTTGTGGATCAAGCTCCTTGGGCCTCAGTGAATTGTTATAATCATTCATTGCGAGTCATGTGGTAAAATTACCGACTGGTATAGGGCCCCAAGGTGACCTGATTGCCACAAAAAGGTTACGCACTCTTTTTGGGAGTGAGGATAAGTGACAGTGTATCTGTGACAGAGTTTTATGTCTGTAACCACAGATGGCTAATAAATCAGCCAGCCTAATATTAGGTCTTTTTCCGACCCAGTTTACCATAACAGGGAAGGATACACGTGAAACTAAGAGCTCACCGATGGAGACTGGAGAACAGTCCCCGCGTAAGGTATAGAATTTCTTGGCAAATTCCAACGCTCCAACAGGAGAGAATAAGGACTTTGCAATAGAAAACTCTAACCCTAACGATCTACCTATCTTCAAGTACTCTTGTAAGATGGCTTTATGAGCTAAAGCCATATCATCTCCTAGGACTGCATACTTATCGAACCATTTTCCGATAGGTACGAATCCGGACTGCCAAGCAGCCCACTGGATTAGGAAATGATGAGTAATAGCCAACATAGGCCATGAAGATAAGGCTCCCATGGGTTGACCAACTGCATATTTAAATGGCTCAAGCGAGCCCTTAACATAAAATCTTTTTGTTAGGAGGTTCCGCCAAGCGGAAGCATAGTCACTACCTAACTTATGTCCAAGTAACTTCTCCTGAAATGCAACAGGTAATCTATCCGTAGCAGCTTTCATATCTGCACAGCCGATAAATTTAGAAGTCATTGTACGTACTGAGCTCAACAAGTTCAGAAGAGGTCGCGTTTGATCGAAAGTACCATCCTGTGGGATTTTACTCAAGATCTCCGCAAGATAATTATGTAAGGGTGTTAGTACCCATTGAGTCAAGGGATCTACTAATGCTATAACTCTTGTTTTTCCCGCAGCTTCTTTTATAAATGAAAGCCTACCAATGAAATTAGTAGGACAGACAGTTTTGCCAATCTCAATCGACTCGCGTATTTCCTTTGCCCAAGAATGAGCAAACGAAACTGGCTTATCCAACGAGTCAAGTATGTCTGAAATAACTCCGTTTAAAGGGAGAAATTTTGTCAATACCTGACCTCGTTTGAATCATGGTCGCCAATTGAAATTATTCATATAGAAGCTTTTTGGGTCAACCTTCTTCCAAAAGGATTGCTCGGAAGAGTAATCCCTCACCGCCATAAAGGGTGAGTTTTTTCTGGAAGGTGTAGGCTGAAGTGTACGGTGTAAGAGGAATTCCCTAGTGCTAAAAATCCCCTTTAAAAGGGACTCAAGCTCAGGAAATTGGAATCTGAAAAATGCTCACGCATCATCCAACTCCAATTGATCCTCGTCAGTAGCTCCTTCAGACCTCTTTATGACACTAATTGCCATAAGAATAGAGAATAGAGAAGTAGCAGAAAAGAATTGGGCGTCCCTGTTGGGACCTTCATTAGTAATTGGCACTCCGGTATGGGGTGATCCTTTCGATGAAGGTTTGAAATCTATAGAGCAAGATGGGGCCCCTCTTCCAGCATTAAAGTGGAGAGAGAGGAGTGACCAAAATTGACTCATGTAAAGATCTATGTTATCTGGATAACAAAGTTCCACTCCAGGAGCTTCAATGGAATTCTTCCCTCTTGGATTGAGGGGGAATTTATGAGTTCCTGAAAGATATCGATAGATATTTAAGATAGATAGTCAGAACGTAATTGTTTTCAAATCTCCTTGACGGATTAAGACCCTCTGTTGAGAGGGGATAATCCTTGGTAGTCCAGCACGAGTACTGGACACTGCTACCTTAGAGATGTCGCGAGAGGAATTTTTGGTAATATTCCTAGCAACACTTTGCTGCAACATTACAGCAGAAGTTTTTAGATATAAAATAAGGTAATCCATTCCGTTCCTCTTGTAAATTCTATGAATTTCAGTGGCGAACAGCTTAGATACCTTCACAGAACTTTTCGTTGGAGCTTTATTGTAGACCAGTCTATGAATAGAGAGAATCCAATTGACTAGTCCTAGCCCATTATTTCTAATGAGCAGACCATTTATGATCTTCTTCTGCTTATCCAAAAATGCTTTATAATCACTTAAGCGTTTGATAGTTAAATCGAACGGGTGTTTCATATATTCATTTATTGGGTGCGAAGGCCGGTAATACTCCTTAAACTCTCTGATATACACTATTGAAAGTATAGAGATCAGCCAGTAGAGTTATAAACCCCGACGTCGCGTTGCGCTCTCGCAGGAGGAACCCCAATTGGTTCCGTCCTTGGTACAGAAGCTCATAAAGTTCGGTTTCCAGTTTAAGTCCTAACAGGACACCTGAAACTGAGGTTTAGCCCTTGCTGCAATAGCAAAGTACGAGCACCATTCACTAACTTGTAGCAAAACGGTACTCACTAAAGTCAATATCAGGCCCGGGCCGCAGGTCGCCGTTCAAGGCGTAACAATTTGGCTAAGTAAAATTAATTTACTAATCCATAGTTCCGGACCGGAGTAGGAGTTGCACTTATTTAATCTTTAGATTGAAATTAACGTGCTGTAATGGGAAATAAAACCCACGAACTCTACAAGGTACTACATGTTTAACCCTTTCAGGTAACATGGCCCCCCTCATTCTTTTCTACTTATTTCCGAGTCAGACTTTCGCCACTATGGGTGATAGGTCCACTTTTTACTACCAACAAACTGAGATACTTGAAAGATACTCAGCTTTGAACTGTTGATATGGAAGGTAAATATTATTCTTCATTTTATTATATAAATATAAACCGAATTAACGGATATAAAGAAGGTTCTTTACCCCCGAAGGGTATCAATCTTCGAGA